CAGGATCGCCGGGTCGGGATGGCAGCGCCCGATTGTCAGCGGAGTTGCCAAGCAGGCCGGCAAGGATGCCGGCATGGAGTTCGCGTCGGAGGCCGGTGTCGGCGCAGCGCTGACGGGGTTCGGCGGCATGCCGGGCCGGGACTGGAAGGGCTTCCTCGTGGGCGGGCACGAGCCGGCGGTTTACAAGTCGGCCAGTCAGGTGACGCAGGCGAACCAAGCCGCCGGCGACCTGTATGGGCGATTGAAGGACGACGACGGAGTATCGAGAGCGGACAACGAGGCATACAACCGGCTCGTCGCTACGGGCGCTCTCCCGCCGCCCGGCAGCGACCTCCACCCGCGTCCGCAGTGGAGGATGAACTCGTCCAACAAGCAGTAGGCATGCCATGAGCGACGAAGCCGCAGTCGTTGAAGAAACCGTAGATTCCACGCCCGACACCTCGACCGAAAGCGCCGCCAGTGTTCCCTCGACGCCGGAAACTGCGCCTGCGGCTGCTGCTGCACCGGCTCCGCAGCAGTCGGTCTGGGACGCCTTCAAGAATCTCGATGAGTTCCAGGGGCAGGACGACTTGGCGATTGCTCGTCGCCTATATGCCTCAATGGAGCGGGAGAAAGCCGCAACTCAAGCCCTCCAGCAGTACCAGCAGTACATCCCATACGCCCAGCAGTACCTCCAGAACCGAGAGCCATTTGAGCGATGGCTCGCCTCCCAGCGAGAGCAGCCCGCCCCCCAGCAGCCTGTCCAGAAGACGACGGCCGCAGAGGCGGTGAGGCGGTGGTGGAACCCGCCGGAGGTCCGTGAGTCCTACAAGCAGTACCTCGTCCGCGACGAGAACGGCCGGGAGGTGATCTCCGCCGACGCGCCGCTGGACGCGAAGCACTCCCTGTACGAGTACCAGAAGTACAAGGCCGACTTCGCTCAGAAGTTCCTCACCAACCCGGAGGAGGCGCTGGGTCCGATGATCCAAGAGATCGCCCAGCAGCAGGCGGCCCAGATCGTGCAGTCCCAGTTTGCGGAAATGCAGCAGCACCAGTACGTCTCCGGGCTTGAGAAGGAGAACGCGGACTGGCTGTACGAGGCGGACGGCAAGACGCCGACGAAGGAGGGCTTGGCGGCCCAGCAGTACATCGAGCAGGCGGCTCAGTTGGGCATCCAAAGCCCCGAAGCGCGGTGGGAATACGCCACGAAAATGATCGAGCGTGATTTGCTTGATTCGCTGCGTGGCATGCAGTCGCAGAACGCACAGCGAAGTGCGTTTGAGGCTGGTTTACCGCAGCAAACTGCACCTGCCGCTGTGGCTCCTGCGGCCCCTGCGCCTGCTGCCGATGCCGCAACTCAGGCCCAAAAGGACATAGAGTTTCTTAGAAGGGAAGCGTCTCGCAATCCGAGTAGGGCTGCGGGGTCAAGCGACCCGAGAACACCGCAAGCACCTCTGACCTTTGAACAGCGTCTCGCTCGCCAACTGGCACGAGACGGCATCAACTGAAAGGGTAACGCGACATGGCGTCGAGCGTTGACTGGGCCCGTTCTATTGGCACGACTCTGACCCTTCATTTGAAGGAAGAGGAGCAGACGACCTTCCGCAAGTTCAAGGTCTTCGCCGCCCTCCAGGCGAACGGCAACGTCGCCATGAATCAAGGCGGTCGCGGGTTCGACTGGCAGGTTCGCTACCGCAACATCCCCGTGTCCACGTACACGGGCGAGTCGCCGCGAGTCTTCGCACGTCACGCGCTCTGGCAGCGAGCCAACCTCCCGTATCGGGGCTACTCGGTCACCGATCAGATCAGCAAGCGGGAGATGCTGGAGAATCGCGGTCAGGCCCAACTGATCGACGTGGCCGGGAAGATGACGAACCGGCTCACGGAGTCGATGCAGGAGCATCTCGCCAGGGAGGTGTTCATCGACGGTTATGCCAGCGGTAACGAGAACCGGTGGCATGGCCTGGAGTCCATGTTCGCCGTGAACGGGACGATCAACGTCGCCACCGGTGCCCAGCGGGCGGCGAATGCCGCCGACCCCTTCGGGTTCCCGAACGACGAGTACGCCGGCCTCAAGACCGGTCTGGGCCAGTACGCCGGCTCGCAGTTGGCGACCGGCTCGTGGCCGCGAGTTCCGGCCGATCCGGAGTATGACTTCTGGTCGCCCATCGTCTGCAACTACACCAGCACGGCCTTCGGCGGTGCGACGGCGACGTGGAAGGATCAGTGCATCGAGGCGATCCGCGAGTCGGTCAACCATGCGAAGCGGAACGACACTCGCGAGAACCAGATCGACATGATCCTTCTCGACCGCACGCTCTACATCCAGTTCCTCAACCGGCTAGACAGCCGCGAGCGGGCCATCGTGTCGAAGACCAACGGGCTGCGGTCCTACGGCTTCGGCGATGTGGTCGAGATCGACGGCATCGAGACGGCGAGCGACTATGCCGTTCCGCCGGGCGTCGGTTACGCCCTCTCCATCGGCAACATGGAGATGAAGGTGATGACCGGCAACCTGCTGGAAGCGGAGGGACCGTTCTACAACGAGGAACTTTCCGCGTACCGCTACGCCGTGTCGGTCCTTGCCAACATCAAGATGAAGTCGCCCCGCAACTTTGTGAAGTTCGCGGCCCTCGCCTAGTCCTCAACAGCCACCAGAAGGAGAGTTCTCGCAGATGAGTACGCTGACTGCTGATCCCGGATTCGCTCGCGGCCAGACGCTTGGCGTCACCGTGACGATGTACGAGGCCGAGAACGGCGACGGCTCGACGGTTGTGGGCACCCGCAAGGTGTTCCGCGACGAAGACCCGAAGACCGGCGCTCTCAAGAGCAACCACACGGTCGAGTGCATCGCCGTGAAGAACACGAGCGGCAGCGCTCTGCTTCCGGGTGCGGTCGCCAAGTTCAAGGACGCGGCCATCCTCACGGAGGTGGACGGTGCGGCCACGACCTCGACCCTGCTCATGGGCATCGTGGACGAGTACCTCCCCGCTGCTGGCGTTGCCAACAACGAGGTGTTCTGGCTCGTGGTGGGCGGCCCCTCGACGGTGACGAAGACCTCGACCAGCGTGTCGGCGGGCGCGGCCTATGGCCTGTCCGCTACGGCTGGCTCGGCGGCGGCCAAGTCCACGAACCCGCTGCTGGGCTACGCCATCGAGACGAGCGCTACGACCTCCGGCCGCATCCTCGTCAAGACGGACGCTGGTTCCTGAGTCTCGCTATCAACGTCGCGACGTTTGGCCGCAGGAGGGAAGGGACGCCCCCCTGCGGCCTTCTTTTTTGATGGGCAGGAGTTTCTTCAATGCCGCTCGCCAACGACCCTAATCCGATGGGCCAGTTCGACCAGCCTGACCGGCAGGCGATCATGGCCCAGTTGCAGAAGGCCGGGCTGCTGGACTTCCCGGAGTTGGAGGACTTCAAGGTGAAGCGAGAGGTGGGCGCAGGCAGCGTGCCGGCCCCGAAGGACGGGATGGCACCCATGATCTCGTCGGTGCCACAGGCTGACAGGTGACGCATGGCCGACAAGACCTGCACCGACTGCGGCCAGTCTTTCCCCCTGTCCAAGAACCACTTCCGCGTCAAGAAGGACGGGTCGTGGGACGCCCGCTGCGTCACCTGCCGGGCCCGCGTGAATCGTGGCAAGAAGTTGAAGCAGAAGAAGCGGGACATGAAGGCCATCGAGGACGGTGCCCTCAACGCCTTCACGCAGGCCGCCGGCAGGGGAGGGGAGAACATCCCGCACTCCAGCGAACTGCTGGAGCGGCTGATGGAGTATTTCGGCGGGTCCAACGGGTTCGCCGCCATGATGGTCAAGCAGTATTTCGACGCCCCTCCTGGCGGCTCGCACCGCACCAAGTTGCTGGAGGGCATCGTCCGCCTTGTCACGAAGAACACCGAACTGGGCGGGGCCAAGAAGCCCCTGACTCAGTGGTCTGACGAGGAGTTGGAGTCCGAGTTGGATCAGCGCCTTAGCCGCATTGCCATGAGTATTGGTGGAGGGTTCCTCAATGTCGAAGTCACGCCGCAAACCCCCAGCGATTTCGCCGCTGCCGTCCGTCAAGCGATTGGGTTCGTTCCAGCAGAACGAACTCAAGGAGATGCAGGCGGAGTTGGCGAGCCGGCGGATCGAGGCCCTGCGGCTGTACCAGCCGACGCCCAAGCAGGAGGAAGTCCACCAGTGCCGGGCGAGTGAGATGCTGGTGCTGGGCGGCAACCGCTCCGGCAAGTCGCTCTGCACGTTCGTGGAAGACGCCCGAGCCGTCTGCGGCAAAGACCCGCACGGGAAGTACCCCGAGAAGGACGGCATCCTCGCCATCGTCGGCAAGGATTGGAAGCACATCGGCCTCGTGGTCTACCCCATGCTGTTCATGGCTGGGGCGTTCAAGATCATCAAGGACGAGCAGACCGGCGAATGGCGGGCCTACAACCCGGCCGCTGACTCTGCTCGCGAGAAGGAGGCAAAGCCCGCCCCGCCGCTGATCCCGCCGCGCATGGTGGCGAAGAAGTCGTGGATTCTCAAGTCCGCCCGCTACATCCAGTCCTGCACCCTGACGAACGGCTGGCAAATCTACTTCTTCTCGTCGGAAGGAGAGCCGCCGCAGGGCTGGCAGGCGAACAGGGTCCACATCGACGAGGACGTAAACAACGGGGATGCGTGGGTGCCCGAAATGCAGGCCCGCCTCTCTGACCGTCGCGGTGTGTTTGCGTGGTCCGCCATGCCGCACAGCAAGAACGACTCGCTCCAGTCGCTTGCGGAGCGGGCGGACAAGTTGGCGGAGGAGGGCGTCGAGAACCCCACCATCGTCAAGTTCCAACTGCGCTTTCTGGACAATCCCCACATCCCGGACGACGAGAAGCGGAAGCGTATCGAGGGCTGGGCGGCGCTGGGCGACGACGTGCTGCGGATGCGCAGCGAGGGCGAGTTCATCAGCGACTCGATCCTGTGCTACCCCACGTTCTCCATGCACATTCACGGCCACGACAGGACGGAACTGGCGAACCTGACCGTCCCGGACGACTGGTGCCGGTACGCCGCCATCGACCCTGGACACGCCGTCACGTCGGTCCTGTTCGCGGCCGTACCGCCCGACGAGTCCATGCTGCTGATCTACGACCAACTCTACATCCGCAACTGCAACGCCATCATCTTTGGCGAGAAGATGAAGGAGAAGTGCAAGGGGCAGAACTTCTACGCCTTCATCATCGACATGCACGGCGGCCGGCTGCGCGAGATCGGCTCAGGGCGTCTGCCGGTGGAACTGTACACCGAGCAACTCAAGGCTCAGGGGGTGGCCTCCGAGACGACGGGGCACAGTTTCCTGGCCGGCTGCGACGACGTGCAGGCCCGCATGTCGGCCGTCCGCAACTACCTCCACATCCGCCCCAACGGCACCCCGACGCTGCGGGTGCTGAGGTCGGCCGTCCCCGACTTGGAGCGGGAACTCAAGCGGTACAAGCACAAAACCCAGTTGGTCGGGGGTGCCTACATCGTGACCGACCAGCCCAACACGCGGGGGGAAGTCCACGCCTGCCAGTGTCTTGAGTACCTCTGTGCCTATCGACCTCGATGGCACAAGCCTAAAGTCGATGTCGGTCCCGACCCCTGGTACGTCGAGTGGGTGCGGAAGCGCAAGAAGCGCATGTCCGCCGAAGCCGACGACTACATCTTCTTAGGCCCACAGTCAGGAGCGAAGTATGGAAGCCGAATCGTTTAGCCCGCCGTCTGTCCGCATTGGCGACAGCGTGTACTGGTATCACGACCCCCTCAACTGCAACGACCCCACGCTGGGCTGGATCGTTGAGCGGCCGGGCGTGTTGACCGTCAGCGTGCTGACCTTCTCGCCCACGACCGGATTTCTGGAGCGGCCGTCCGTGCGGCACAAGGACGATCCCGGCTTGCAGGAGAACTCGGATTGGCGGCAGTGGGGTTGCTGGGAGTACACGCCGCAGTCGGCCCAGTTGCGGAAACTGGACGGGCTCATGTCTCAGATCGCCAACCTGACGGAACAGGTTGCCATTGCAAGGAAGCAAAACGGTGGAACCAAGAACGGGTGAGGATGCCCTGCGGTCAATCGCAACGGGCTGGCTCAAGAAGATCGAACTGTCACTCAAGCACAAGCGCCCCTTCACGGAGGATGGGCGTGAGGCGATGTCGTTCTTTGACGGACCACACAACTGGTTCTGGAAGGACACCTACGCCCGCCACGAGTACGGCTACAACCGCACCATCGCCCCGCCTGCGTTCCGCATGCAGGTCAACCGGGTGTTTGAGGCGGTGAAGTTGTTTGGCAGCGTCATCTACCACCGCAACCCGGTGCGGACGGTGACGCACGCCAAGTACCCGTTCGTATCGCCGGAGGTGGTGGGCGTCATGGACCCGCAGTCCATGATGGCGTACCAGCAGGCCGCTCAGGAGACGATGCAGCGGACGGAAATCCGCAAGATCGCCGCCCTGCTCATGGAGCGGTATCTCAACTACACGCCCAACGAACTCGACCTCAAGACGCACAGCCGTCGCGTCGTGGACGAGGCCATCATCAAGGGCATGGGCGTGTGGTGGACGGAGATGGTCACGCTGCCGGGCTCGGACATCGGCGTGGTCGGCTCGTTTGCCGACAGCGTGGACAACTTCACGATGGACCCGGACGCCACCGAGATCGAGGACATCACTTGGTGCGCCCGCCGGTGCGTCCACCCCATTGACGTTGTTGCCCGCCAGTACGGCCTGGACCGCGAGCAACTCAAGGGGCACATCGACGGCGCAAAGCCTCTGGACGGCGATACCGACCAGATATTCAACGAGGACGACTCGCAGTACAAGGGTCGCCGCGTCGGCAAGTCCAACGAACTGGTGACGTACTGGAAGATTTGGAGCAAGACCGGTCTGGGCGACAGGCTCAAGGACACGCCCAAAGAACTCGTCGGGGCGTTCGATGCCGTCGGCGACAACTGCTACATCGTCGTGTGCGAGGGCATCCCGTACCCGCTGAACATGCCCCCGTCGGCTCTGGAGGAGCCGGTGGACGATGCGACGGGCGTGCCGCCGGGCCTGTTCCGTGCCGTGCAGTGGCCGATCCCGTTCTGGGCGGAGGCCAACGGCTGGCCGTTCGTGCATCTCGACTTCCACCGCAAGCCGGGCTACGTCTGGCCGATCAGCCACATCAAGCCGGGCATCGGGGAACTGCGGTTCTTGAACTTCGCGATGTCGTTCATCGCCCAGCGTGTCGCCACGAGTTGCGAGACGCTGCTGGGCGTGAGCAAGGCGGCCGACCAAGACATCAAGGACCAGATACTGGCCCAGTCGGAAAAGGGCTTCAAGGTGGTGGAGATCAGCGAGACGCTGGGTCGCAGCGTGAACGACTTGATCTCCGTGTTCCAGTTGCCGGAGGTGTCTCCGGAACTGTGGCGCATCGTGGAAGCGGTGGCGCAGCAGTTCGACAAGCGCGTCGGCCTGACGGAACTGGCCTACGCCATGACCTCCAGCCAGATACGGAGCGCCACAGAGGCCAACGTGAAGGCGGAGCAACTGAGCGTGCGCCCGGACGACATGGCGAACCGGTTGGAGGACGCCATGAGCCTTCTGGCCCGTCGCGAGGCGCTCGCCGCACGCTGGCTGCTGCGTCCGCAGGACGTGGAGTCCATCGTCGGCCCGCTGGGTGCGGCGGCGTGGTCGCAGCACGTCTCAAGCATGGACCCTGCGACGGTGGCGAGGGAGTTTGAGTACCGGGTCGAGGCCGGCTCGGCTCGCAAGCCGAACAAGGCAACCCGCGTCGAGCAGATGCAGGCGGCCCTCCAGACGCTGGGCCCGATCCTGCAAGGGCTCGTGCCTATGGGGATGGTGGACCCGCTCAATGCCCTCGTTTCCGACTGGGCGGACAGCCTGGACATCGACGCCAAGCCATACC